CCAGTTAATGAACTCATATTAACTGTTAATTTTGAGAATGTAACTCCAGCAGCAATAGAAGCTGATTTAGATGAGTCATAATCTACATCCTCCCATGTAGCAGCAGCAGCAGTTCCTGTTAGTGAAGCTGATTTTTGGTTGATTGAGTAACCAAATCTACCCGCACCATAAAGACCACCTGATGGGTCAGCATTAGCACCTGGGTCAGTGTTACCATACATTGAAGCAGGTGAAGTATAAGCATCTCCAGCTCCTCCAAAGTTTAATTGTTTATTTTGTCCATATTGGAAATCAAGGAAAAATACAAGACCTGAAGGTAGGTTCATTGGTTGAACAGACATGAATTCTTTAGTTGATAAAGATCCAAATACTTTTCTTACCAATGGAAGCGCTACTCCAGCCCATTGCTCACCTTGTCCAACTGAAAAAGTACCACCACCTTGGTTGGTAGCAGATGCTTCAGTTACAAGCTGTTTAGCTTGGTTTTCGAGGATCATCGCCATATTGTTTTTATCAATCTCACCATCGAGACCTTCTAACAATCCGGTTTTACCCCATTTTGATGCCATTTTAGCAGCATCGCTCTGCAAGTTTTTATAACTATTTGCAGAGTTTTCGAGTAATGAATTAATTGTTGACATAGTTTTTTTGTCGTTTTTTAAATTAAAATTATTTTATTCCGGCCAGCTTTTGCATTCTTGCGAATACATCGTTTGACTCTACGATTGGTTTTTTAGTTGTAGGTACTGTTGTCGCTTTAGAAGCTCTACCAAGGTTTTCTTTAATATTACTTTTCTTAGTCTTTAAACCTTCGCTTAAAGTTTCGTAAATTAATTTACTTTCCTTAACGGTATTTGCTTTGTCAAACGAGCTCAATACTTTAACTTTTTGACTTTCATTCAAGTTTTTAGACTTGAAAATTTTGTTTGTGTAAAGAAGTTTTGCATTTAATAAATTAGTTGCATTAGTTGTTTTAACTGCTTCACTTAATTCAGTCTTTAAAGATTCATTTTCAGCTTGAAGTTCAGCAACTTCATCAGTTTCATCAAGTTTTCCTTTTGATTGAAAAGATCTAGTTGCACCACCAGCGGCACTACCTAGTCCATCTAAAGTTCTTTTAATTTTCTTGAATTTTTCACTTCCTTCTTTAGCTTTTCTTGCGATGTAACTTTGAAGATAAACAAAACCAACACCTGAGCCTATAATAGCGGCCATACCAGATAGAATCATTGCTAATTCTGGTCCTGATGGGAGGGGTTCTTCATTTAAAGATTCTGATTCATTTAATTGAGCAAATTCTTTCTCAATTTTATCATCTTTAGACGAATCATCCATTTCATCAACTGTTTCTTTTTCTTTTTCTTCCATTTCTTCTTCGATTTCTTTAAGTAATTCTGTTAAATCAACATCTTCTTCTTCATCAGACATTTCCATTTCTTCACCTTCTTCTTCAGCGCCTTCACCTGCTTCAAGTTCCCCTGAATCAATCATGTCAGCGATAACATCTTCGATCATTTTCTTAAGGTCTTCATCAGTCATGTCTTCAAGATCAAGTGGTTCTCCTTCTTCATCCATGTCATCATCAGCCGTGTCATCATCTTCTTCGTACATGCCTTCTTTAACATCTTCTTTATCCTCATCGGATTTTTTTCCTTCATCCACTTTTTTTTCTTTTTCTTCTTCTTCTAATTCAGCTAATAGTTCTTCCAAATTCATCTCATCAACAGAATCATCTTCTTCATACATAGATTCTTCTACTTTAGAATTATCTTCTTCGTATTTCATTTCTTCTTCCATTTTTTTAGAATCATCGTCTTCTTCATACTTCATTTCTTTAACATCATCTTCTTCTTTATCCATTTCTTGGATTTTAGCAGATAACATCTCTTTTAAACGAGGTGTGAAGGCTTCTTCTAGAGCTGTCTTAGCGTTTGCTATTGCCATTTCTTTTACGGCTTTAGCATCTGCGATTGCTTCTTTAAGCAAATCTCTGTTTGTTGCCATTTTTCCTAAATTTTTATTTTGTTGGGAAAGTACGTTTATTATAAAAAACGTAATAGAATAATTAATTGCGATGCCACATAAAATCGTAGCATATTCTCATATACATATATGAGGAGGAGTTAAAGTCGCATTAAATAATAGGACATGTACCCTTAGCGCACAGTATTTCAGTTATTATTGCATTAGTACGTGCATATGAATGAAGATATGTTGATCTAGACTCATTTAATTGACCGTTTTTCATCCATGAATCTGGGTTTGATGGGTTAGATACTAAATCCCAAGTAAGTAATTCAAAGTCATCTTGTACTTCCATTACTTCTCCCATTTGTTTTAGTGAACCCATTCCACGAGAAGAAATACCTATAATTAAACCATTTTTAACTAAAGCACCAGCTATACGTCCTGATGCTGTTCCTTTATCTCCTGGGTCGCAAAATATTTCAACTGTACCTAAGATTTCATCTCCTATCCATTTTAAATCTCTAATAGCATGAGAAGCATTTTTTAAGTTTATTACTTGGGAATCAGGATGATCTAATTCTCCACAAGTTTCAGTAGATTTTTGGTCTATTTTCTTTTGGAAATTATTAATTTCACGTTCCCATAACTCTTTTTTATAATATCTACCATTACCATTTTTAACCTCAACAGTAGCTAAAACACCTTCAACGAAAATGTTTCCACCTCTGTTTAATCCTTCAACAAGTCGAATAGGACTGGGTTTAAATTGTCTAGTTTCTATTAAGAGTTCTTTGTTCATAATTATATATTAGAGTAAAAATCATAACCCATTAAAGTATCTTCTATTCTCTTTTCTTCACCTGGAAATTTTTGAGAAATTGTTCTTGCTAAAGATGACATATCTAAACTAGGGGATGAAGATAACATTGATTTTGCTATATCTATAGCTTTAATTTCATTTTTTGTATAATCATCACCCAATTCTTCAAGATTTATTTTTTCCATATCCTGGAAGTTTTTTAAAATTTCTTCAGAATCAGCTTTAATTTGTTCAGTATCTTCAGAAGGTGGGGCTTCATTTAATTCTGCCTCTTCAATTGGTTCATCTTCATCAATTACTTCTTTTTTCTTTGGAGTAGATTTAGCTTTTTTAGCAAGTGCTTTTTCAATTTTTGCTTTAGCTTTTTCTAATTTTTTAATATCTTTTTGAAGTTCTTTAACTTTCTTTTTATCAGTTAAAGCTTTTAAATCTTCATCTTCATCTAATCTATTAAGACGTGCACTTTTCTTTTCAATTAATTCAGCAATTTTTTCAAGTTTAGATTCAAATACTTCATATTCAGCTAACTTGTTAATTTCTTTTAATTCATTTTCTACACTTTCTCTAATTACTTTTCGAATTTTAGATTCGTTTAATTCAACTGTAGTAATTTC